GCCTTGCCAGCACTATGAAAACACTGAAAGAATATATGGAAGAAGTCACAGAAGAACGTAGTATAAATGACGACTGGTTTAAGACAGATAGTTTCAAAACTTTCAAATTGGCAAAACCTATTAGCTATGAAACTGCCCGAGACTCCGGCACTGTAGATACACTAGAAGGTCCTGTGCGATACGAACGTGGCCATAAAATTATTACAGGTCCCAAGGGTGAGAAATATCCTGTGAGTCCCGACAGCTTCTATGATAAGTATGATGACAACGGTGACGGAACAGCCACACCAAAGAAGATAATCAAGTATGCTAAACTAGCTGACCACGACGGTGTGCTACATACTAGTTGGGGTGACTTAGAATATACAGCAGGTAACGATGTTATTGTGCGACACGGTGAAGGCGACTACGGCGCTGTTAAGAAAGATATCTTTCAACAAACATACGACACATCAAGAATAAAAGGAAATTAAAATGGCAAAATTACATGAAGAAGTAGTTGTACTTAAATTAAGTAAACTAGTTAAAGAAAAAGATGGCGAGGCCTTGACACTAGCGGACAATGAGTTTTGTTCAGCTATTGAACAAGTGGCTCAAGAACTTGCGGGCGCAGGCATTATTGTGGAAGTGGAGAGAGCATAATGAAAGCAACAGTATGGAGCAAATATCACTGCCCTTATTGCGACCAAGCTAAGGCACTATTAACGCAAAAGGGTTACATCATCGAAGAACGCAAGATTGGTGATGGCTATACTCGAGAAGAATTATTAGAAGCAGTGCCCTCAGCACGAACAGTCCCACAGATTTTTATTGACGACCAATTAATTGGTGGATTTACAGAACTTAAACAACATTTAGAAAAGGTATAACATGTTAATTTCAAAAGGTGTAGTAGAAGGCGAAGTAGTAACACTTAAACTAACTAGCGGAGAAGAAATTATAGCCAAGCTAGTAGAAGACGGTCCAGTTTATTACAAATTAAAGAACCCTCAGGTAATTGGCATGGGACCAAAAGGTCCAGGACTAATGCCTTACTTGTTTACAGTTAGCACTGACAGAGAAATCAAGTTAGCCAAAGTCACAGTTACAGTAGCCGAGCCTACTGACAAACAGTTTGCTGATCAATTTATTGAAAGCACAACTGGTATAGCATTAAGTTAAATATATCATGCCAGCAGTAGCAAGACAAGGTGATTCCACTTCAACAGGACATGGATGCGATGGTGTAACAACTATCACCGGGCCAACAGGCGCCGGAGCCAAAGTCTTTGCTAATGGCATCCCAGTTGAGTGTCAAGGTAACCCTACTGTTGTTCATAGATTTGGCGGTAAGAATTGTTCTGCTCAACATACGGCAGCAATCAATTCGGGATCGCCAAATGTTTTTGTAGGCGGCGTTGCTATTGCTAGGATCGGCGACTCAACAGACGGAGGCGCCATATTAAGCGGTTCGGGCAACGTGTTTGCCAATTAATTTGACCTACAAACAAAATTCTGTTATAGTTAGAGTATGAAAAATAAAATCATACTCACTGACGCAGATGGCGTATTGCTCGATTGGGAGTACGCATTCAATATATGGATGAAGCAACATGGCTTCACTCTCCAAGAACCACTCAAATACAATATTGGCAAACGCTATGGTATTGATATGGAGCAGGGCAAAAAACTAATCAAAGTCTTTAATGAATCGGCAGCAATCGGATTCTTGCCAGCTCTTAGAGATGCCATGTACTATGTTAAACGACTACACGAGGAACACGGCTATGTTTTCCATTGTATTACTAGCTTGAGCAAAGACGAAAACGCACAAGAACTTCGTAGAATGAATCTACGTAAATTGTTTGGCGACACAGCATTTGATCGCTTTGTGTTTTTAGACACAGGTGCTGACAAAGACGAAGTACTAGCAGAGTATAAAGGCTCTGGCTGTATTTGGGTAGAAGATAAAGTTGACAACGCACTAGTAGGTGCCAACTTAGGACTACGTAGTTACCTTATCGAACACGGACACAATATGGATCATAAGAGCACTAAGTATCGTATTGTGAAAAACTGGAAAGAAATTTACGAATTGGTCACTCGATGAACAGTTTAGAAAAAATTTGGGCAAGAGCTACGGGACATTTGATGGGACAAACCGACGAAGATCGTCCAGATGTTCCAATTTTGACTCTGCGTGAAGCCCGCATAGCATTATTCCTAAAAACATTTTGGGTTATAATACACACAATTACTTGTTGTTTCATAATTGCCAACACAATTAGACACTGGTAATAACTAATAAAGCAAAGGAGACTATTATGTCAAACAAATATTCAGAGTTCACAAAAATCGTAGAAGCAATGGAAAGCGATTTCGAAAAGTTTTACGATAAAGAAGTTGGTGCTGCAGGTACTCGCGTTCGTAAGCATTTACAAGAGCTAGCCAAGCTGTGTAAAGAAACACGCAACGATGTTACCGCAGTTAAGAACGCAAGAAAAGAACCAAAATAAGCTGATAAATACAATATCCAATAGGAGATAGTATGGCTTATTCAGAAAAGGTTATCGACCACTATGAGAATCCTCGTAACGTAGGTAGCTTTGATAAAGACGAAGATGGCGTTGGCACAGGCATGGTGGGGGCACCAGCTTGTGGTGACGTAATGAAATTACAAATAAAGGTTGACGGTGATGGCATTATTAGAGATGCTCGTTTCAAGACATATGGATGTGGTTCAGCAATCGCCAGTTCGAGCTTGGTTACAGAGTGGGTTAAGGGCCGTCATATTGATGATGCTAGTAACATTTCTAATTCGCAAATAGCAGAAGAATTAGCATTGCCTCCGGTTAAGATTCACTGCTCAATACTAGCAGAAGATGCGATCAAGGCGGCCGTAGATGATTACCGTAACCGACACAGCAAGTAAGAAAATTAAAGACCTACTAACACGTAGGGGAAAAGGTCTAGGAATCCGCATAGGTGTAAAAACTACAGGCTGTAGTGGTTTGGCTTATACATTGGAATTCGTAGATGAGTATGTGGCAGAAGTCGGTGTAACTAATTTTGCCCATCCGGATTTTGTAATTCTAGCTGATGCCAAAGCGTTAGCCTATGTAAATGGTATGGTTGTAGATTGGGTGCGAAACGGACTAAACGAAGGGTTCGATTTTAAAAATCCAAACGAAAGAGATCGTTGCGGTTGTGGCGAATCATTTCGAGTATAGCTCAAAATAGTTGACATAAGCAGTATTGTATTATATAATATAGCTTATGTTTAACTTTTTGGTAAAAATATGACAATGCATTTGGAAGGCCCTTGGCTTAGTACTAGCGGCAAAAAGAAAGGTAAAGTAAAATTTGCCAGCGCAGAAGCAAAACGGAAAAGCGAACAATTGGACAAAGATTGGAAAGAGCTTCAAAAACGCTGGGGCGTTGAACTAGAAGAAAAGAAGCGCAAACGAGCAATGAGCGCTGAACCACTTAGCGGCAATTACGCTCTAACTATACCAGCAGGCCGCAGTACAACGCATATTAAGAGTGTAGACACCGGTGGTAACGCAACACTAAAAGCACCAAAAGTTTACACTGGAACTAAAGTTAAAGGTATCGCAACCATGCACAAGAGTAATGCGGTACCTGTGTTTAGCGACGAAGAAGCCGTTGACATTAGCAAAATGCGTAGATAACTCAGCACACGCTAGGGATAACTACTTACTCAAGGAGAAATATATGGAAAAAATGATACGACTTGGTATCTTTGTTATTAGTTTTATACTAATAGCAATGTTGGTACAAACCGTGACTATGAGAAAGTTTTCAGCTTTGGAAGATAAAGAAGCTATTGCTTCAGCTGAAATCATAACTGCCAAGGATAGAGAACGCCAGTTAGACTGCCTAGCTAAGAATGTATATCATGAAGCAGGTGGCGAACCTTTTGAAGGTAAAGTGGCAGTGGCACAGGTTACCATAAACAGAAGCGAAAGCGGACGATTCCCAAAAGATATTTGCGGAGTTGTTTATCAAAAGAACATCTTCATGGAGAAGGTTGTTTGCCAATTTAGTTGGCACTGCCAAAATGGTGGCAAAGCCATTATTAAGAATAAAGCAATGTATAACGAGAGTTATGAAGTTGCCAAAAAAGTTCTGTTAGAAGGATTCCGTTTGGACACAATGAAGAAGGCCATGTACTTTCATGCCGACTACGTGAGTCCAGGTTGGGGTAAACCAGTAGCTGGTAAAATTGGTCGTCACATCTTTTATAAGGAATAATCATGGATTTCGATATTGAAAAAGTTAGTACATTTGTTCGTGAGAAGTTTGCTCATGTATCTGCTGAGACACTAGGTTGGCTGGCTGTTATTGCCATCCATGCCGCAACCATTCCCAGCTTGCTAGCCGTAATGACTGGTCTAACAGACAAGATGCCTGGCGCAGATTTAATTCTATTAGCATGGACAGGTCTAACTCTATTGTTTATTAAAGCGTCGGTCCAAAAAGACATGCTCAATATTATCACCATCGGAGTTGGGTTTATTATCCAATCAGTCTTGATGGTTTTGATATTCTTTAAATAACCAAAATACTTGACCACGCAGAGCCTTCGTAGTATACTATGTACTCGAAGGCTTTTTAACATACACACAGAAAGGTTATTATGAAATACATTATTTGTATTGTTTTCGGAATGGTGCTCGCCACTGTTGGTTTTAGCGGTATTGCTAAAATGTTTGATAGAGGCGTAGATTCAATTAAAACACACTCACAGGAATTGGCAAAATGAAAAAACTTATCCTAGTACCCATTGTTGCGGCATTAACTGCCTGTTCAGGCATGAAGACTGTTCAAGAACGTAAGTCTTACGCAGTACCTGATTGGTATCAAGACTGTCAACAAAGTTCAGTTAAAGGCTACTTTTGGTGGAAGAAAGAATACGCTAATGCCTGCGGTGGAGGCGAAAGTACCTACGCACAGGCCGCCGAAGAGCAAATGTATGCTATTGCTATGAACAATTTTGCCAAGCGTATTAACAGCGAAGTAAACTCAGTTACTGAAATTAAGTTTGATAACGACAGAAAGAGCACATTCACAAAAATCTCTTATGTAGTTAAAGATACAACTATCAGAGAACATATTCGAACTGAAACAGCACATTTTACCATGAACGGGAAACATCATACGTTTGTTCGTTTGGAAATGCCCAAAGCAGTCTTCGATCAATTGATTGCTGAATCTAAGGCTAGGAAACAGTGAAATATCTAATTGTATTATTTTCAGCAATTGGTTTATCTGGATGCGGCAGTACGCCACCTAAACAAGTAAGCCAATTCTGTCATACTAGCAAAACTATTGAAGTTGACAACGGATCATCTGTTGCCAGCAAAACTGTTGTTAGTTGTTCAGATGATCCAGTTGAACGTATTGTAATGAAGCGTACCGGTATTGCCAGCGATTGCGGTGAGTACAGGTATGTAATGAATTTAAATGGTAGACCAGTTGAAAGGCGTAGTTATGCGTGTAAAAAATGGGATGGTACTTGGGAAATTGTGCCTACTGTTAGTCCTTAATACGGCTTACGCACAAAGTCCTGCTTTCGAAACCTCTAATGTAATCGCTACTTTAGCGGATCGTTGGTTTGGTAATTCGTTATCTAAAACGGACTTACATACTCATAGAACTTCTGTATATCATGCGTTAAATAACTTAGACAATGGAGAGTTAGTCTCCTGGCACAATGATCAAGCTAACACAGCTGGACAAGTAAAGATTGCCTATACTTGGCCAGGCGGCGCTGGCGTATGCCGAAGAGTATATAGTTATATACGTATAAATTCGGTGTATCGAACGTTTCAAGATACTGCTTGTTTGGACAATAATAGACAGACTTGGACTTTCATTGATAAATATTAGAATAACATAGGAAGCTAAAAAATGCCTTCAGGATTTCAACAAGACACAAACCAACTATCACCAGATTTTTATCGTGTGGTGATTACAATGAGTGGTGGCACTGCCACTTGGACAGCAGCCAGCCCAGCAAACGGCGCAGTTAACCCATACAACTGGGACAGCTATACAACATTGCCTAGCAGTGACGCAAACGGTCAACGATTAAGTCGTGGTAACATGCGTTGGCAAGCAATTATCGAAGAAGTTACTAAACACGCAGATGCTCAAATCATTGATGTGGAAGTAACTAGCGCAGACACCACAGATGCTAACAGTATCCCTACTGCTATTGCCTTTACTGTGCGATATGACAGAGACGACTTTGTACTAGGCGCAGTTCAAAAAATTGCTACTACGTTTACTCCGACAACCGGCGGCGCAGTTACTATTGATACTACAGCGAAAGCCTTACGTTACTTAGTAGCACAAGGTATTCTTCGTGGCGGCACAGCTGGATATACACGTACATACAATACCTATCTATTCAGCAGTACAGAAGGAACACAACCGAGTATCACTATTACTCGTCCAGATACAGATGCTGACATTTATGACGATGTTGCTGTACAAGTTCTAGATGGAACAGAATTAGTTTCTACTGTATAACAAACTAATGATACTTGCCTGGTTATTATTACTAGTTGGTCTCACCATCTCGGCAGTGGCCATCTATTACTCCGTAATAGGTCTCGCGGCTATCTTTGCCGCGGCCGCAGTGCCTATCTACATCATGGGCGGCAGTTTAGAAGTAGCCAAGTTAGTATGTGCTAGTTGGCTCAAAGCGAACTGGGATAGAGCTCCTGGCTTTATCAAGAGCTACATGCTGGTAGCAGTAATTGTTCTTATGTTTATTACCAGTATGGGTATCTTTGGATTCCTGAGTAAAGCTCATACTGATCAAAGTTTAGTAAGTGGCGACGTACAAAGTAAGATAGCAATATATGATGAAAAAATCAAAACAGCCAAAGAAAATATTGAAGCCAACCGCAAGCAACTTAAACAAATGGACGAGGCTGTTGATCAAATCATGGGTCGAAGCTCGGACGAAAAAGGTGCTGACAAAGCCAACGCTGTACGTAAAAGTCAACAACGTGATCGCACTGCACTGGCCAAAGACATTGAAGCCAACCAAAGACTTATTGCTAGTCTTAATGACCAAGCCGCTCCTATTCGAGCAGAAGTACGTAAAGTAGAAGCAGAAGTCGGCCCAATCAAATACATTGCGGCATTTGTCTATGGTGATAATCCTGACGCTAACATTCTTGAAAAAGCTGTTACATGGGTAATTATTTTAATTGTTATTGTATTTGACCCATTGGCAGTTATCATGCTACTAGCCGCACAAATGACATTCGGGTGGATTAGAGAACAAAAGCAACAAGAGGCTTTTACACCTGATCCGTACGTAGCAGATGTAGGTGACAAACCTACGGCAGAAGAAATAGCCAAAGCCGACTATGAGCCCGATGACGGCCCGCTGACCACAGAACAACTTGATCAAATCAAAGCATCAGTAAAAGAGTCTGTACCTGAGTTTGATATCAGTAAACACGCTTACCTAAATCAACCATTTAGTCATTTCAAAGATCTAAAACCTATGGTTTATAAACCAGAGGTAGAGAAAAAAGAAGACGAGTTCGAATTCTTGGCAAAGTATGAAGACATAACACCTCCTATTACAGTGAGTGCGGAAGTAGAATATGTACCAGCAGTTGCTCCGGATGCTGTAACTGTGGATTCTACAGACGTTAAAGTAGACGAACCAACATACCAAATACTGCCCGAGCTAGAAGAAGAATCAAAAAAAAAGAGCTACATGATCAAACAAGACGGTCAGCAGATAGTCAAGAAGAAGGATTAGTCTACGTACAAAATGCCGAACAAGGCAGCAGTACACTATGGGCTAGGATTGCCAATAGAGATCAGATGAGACCTATAGATAGACTATATAAAGAATACAGTGAAAACGAATTTAAAAATATAGAAGTAAACAGTGAAGATGAACCTGAGCTATTTGAATTTGTAACACGAATTC